CCCCCTATCAAAAAGTCAGGAAAAAGTGAGTGAGCGCACACACACAAGGAAAAACCTAACGGTCGCATTTGACATAAAACGCCTTATGCGACATTCAAACATTACGTTAGCCAAAACCTATAGCGGGATGCAATTTGATTACTACTTTCAAAACATTAGTTACAAAATTGGTAGCAAAAAAAGAGGGGGGAGGCCAAAAAAGAATAAAGAAAGAGGCGGGGGGAGCTTCCTCCGACCACCAATGTTCGTTTCCTTTCCTTTGCTTTCGTTTATGTTCGTTTGCGTTCGTTTGCGTTTGTTTTTCTTTCTTTAAAAAACACCGCGCACAACCTGCACCACCAGTAGCGTTTAAATCGATTCTAAGGGGTCTTAGAGACGTTTTTCTTCCTTCCTTTGGGTAGGACTAGGGTAACTCCATCGAGCGCCATATCAGGCCTTAAACCAAGTTTATAGAAATGCCGGTAAGCATCGATCACTTCCAGAAACCCAGCCGACAGATCGCCATCACCAGCCACCAGCAACGTGTGCCTTTCCGTCGCCCCAAGCTGCCGCTGGAAATACTTTACGTCCGGTTTTGCTGGCCGACCAATTCCATGAATTCCCATGATTTTTTTCGTAATAAAATGTTAATAAAAAAAAGATACCAAAAAACTAACAAAACAAAATCTTTAAACTTAACCAACCCTGACCCTGCTGGCATTGACCCTTGACCCTAACCCTAAGGGTTAGGGGTCAGGGAGGGTCAACTTTTGCCATCTTTTGCCCCTTTTTGACCCTGACTAGGGTCATGACCCTAGGGTCATTTAGGGTCAAGAATAATGATACCAAGATGCTAAGAATTCTTCCTCAATAACATGGAGTTTGTTTCCACTTCATTAACCATTATCCACCCATGTTCGCTGGCTTGAATCATCCCTGACTGCATCAAATACCCGATCAATTTATCGGTGTAGGACGGATTAATCATGTTCCTGATCGTTCGATCGGCGTTGCCGTCCTTGGCAAGTTTCTCTTTCAGCGCCGACCTAGACAAGTATGGCTGATCGTTAATGACTTCAGCGCCTGAATCAAACCACGCATTTTCAAACATTTTCCTAAATCCGTCGGTCTTGGAGTCCTTCTTATCTCTTACTGGCGCCGATGATTCGACGACGACCGCGCTGGTTACTGGCTGGTCATCCTCGTCCCTCCAGCCGGTAATGGCCACGGATTGCAGGGATAGGAAGACCGGCTCGGTCATTTCGGCGTCTTTTGACTTCCTTTGCACCAGCTTCATTGGCGTGGTATCCGTGCCAGGCACCACCGATATCTCAATATCTAAGGCTCCACGCCACGCACTTGAGCCTCGGGCTCGGTGCTGCGCTTCTTCCGATACACCGGTGTGATGCACCAATATGACCGAGCAATCGAACTCGTTCATCAGGTTATTGCACGAATCCAGCATCGTCTTAGCGTCTTGGGCGCTGTTTTCGTCCCCTGATAGAAAGCGGTGCAAGGTATCCACAATAATGACGGTGGGTTGTTTAATGCCACGGATTTGCTGCACCACCTTTAAATAACCGGCTGGCGTATTTAAATCACAGCCGTCCTTGGATAGCCACATATTGATGGGGGTGGTTACTTGGTGGTGCTGTTTCCAAGCGGCTACGCGACCGCGCAAGCCATGGTGACCTTCACCGGCTAAATAGACCACGTTTCCGGCCTTGACCTTATTGCCGCACCAATCAGGGACAGAGCTGGCCATGCGCAAGCACCAATCTAAAACAACAAAGGTTTTACCGCCACCTGACGGGCCATGCACCATCACCAAGGCATTGGATTGCACCCAACGCTTAACTAGCCATGAGATCGGGGCGGGTTTGGCGCAGAACTCGTCAATCGGTACTAACCAGCCTTCGATGGGTGGATTAAGTAAGGCTAGAAGATCGTGGCCATCTTTGACGTAATCATTGGCGTCGCCTTGGATGGGCGGCAGGATCATTTCAGCGCCGAACTTGGCGCAGGATTGCTCGGCGTAGCGCTGGCCAACGCCAGAGGCGTCGTTGTCAGCCACAATCACGATGCTTTGCTGAACGCCGTAAGTGTCGCGCAGGATGCCGGTAACAGGCACAAGGTTGGAAGCCGAATACGCCACGACGCAAGGTCGGTTCGTTGTTTCGTGAATCGTTGCAGCGGTGGCGAATCCTTCGGCCAAATACAAAACGCCAGGCTCGTCCATCGTGCCAATCATCAGGTATTTGCCGCCGGTCTGGCCGCCAGGGTGATATAGCTTATTCCCATCGCCATCAATGTACTGAATGCTCGATAAGACGCCGTCGGTGCCATACAAAGGAACCATCAACCTGCCGTCGCCGGTAATGCGCGAGCCGTGCGGCTTGATGCCCTTGCGTTGCAAATACGGATGATCTGGCGAGGCCAAGCCACCACCAACCCATATTTTTTCAACGGTGTCGGCGGCGACTTCGTGCTTGCGCTGAATTTCAGCGTCGCGCAGGGTTTTAGCCTCAGTCAAGCGCCGAACAAAGGTCATTTCCTCAGAGTCGGACAATTTACGGCCAACGTCAGCGCGAAAGGTCTGCTCGATGCCCATGCGCCAGCAACCAAACCGACCGGCAGGGATGCCGTCGCCAAAGATCAAATACCAGCCTGGCTTATCGCCGTGGTTGCCGGAGCCTTTGGTGCCAGACTTAAAACGGTGGATTTTGCCGTCCATCCGTATTTGATCTGGCGGCTCCAAGCCAATTGCCACCATCGCATCAATCAATTGCTGCTCTGGCGAAGTAAGTATTTTTTCTGGTGGTGGTGACCAAGGGCCGCCAAATATATTGGATAGGTCAGCCATTACTTAATGTCCCTGAGAAATAATCATTTAGCAATTTAACAACTTTATAGGTGGGATTAGCCTCAGAATTGTCCCGAACATCGCGCAAGGTGTTGTAGTGAAGGCCGGTGGCCTTAACAATCAAGCCAAGTCGGCGATCCTGTAATTTATTCCTAATTTGCTCTAAAGTTAGCATTTATATTCCCCTGTCACTTTTTTACATCAAACTGTTGACATCCTACTTTGTATTCGGTAATCTTGCAAGCAATCGCCAACCAGATACCCTGACCGGCGACATTTAGGAGAAGGAACATGATGATTTCAACAGACGCGAAAGCCATTTACGCCGAACACGACATCGACTTAGATGACGTTGACGCCGTGCTGGTGGCGCATAACTGCAACGTGAAAGCCGTGGGAAGCGGCAAGACTGCCCAAGATTGGGCGCATCTTTGGGCTGCCGCTGAGAACGACGCAACCGACTTGACCTATGCGGAGGTAAGCCGTGGCCATTAATCTAAAAAGCACCGGCAACCTAGCTGGCAACGGTGTCAAGTTGTTGGTCTACGGTGCAGCCGGTGCTGGCAAAACCAGCCTAATCCCAACGCTGCCCACCCCAATCGTTTTGAGCGCCGAGGGCGGCCTCCTATCAATTCAGGATGCCGAACTGCCTTACATCGAAATCACCACGATGGCAGAGCTTCAAGAGGCTTACAAATGGCTATCTGAATCTGCCGAGGCTGCGCAGTTTGAATCGGTAGCCATTGACAGCATTTCGGAGATCGCTGAAGTCTGTTTGAACTATGAGAAAAAAATCAATAAAGATCCAAGGGCAGCCTACGGTTCCATGCAGGAACAGATGGCCGACATTATCCGAGCATTCCGCGACTTACCGGCCAAGCACGTTTTGATGACGGCCAAGCTGGAGAAAACGCAGGATGAAATGGGGCGCATTTTGTACGCACCTTCGATGCCAGGCAACAAGACCGGCCAATCCTTGCCGTATTTCTTTGACGAAGTGCTGGCGCTTAGAGTTGAAAAGGATGCCGACGGCTTTGCCCAACGCGCTTTAATGTGCGATAGCGATGGCCTATGGTTAGCCAAGGATCGTTCTGGCAAGCTCGAATCGTGGGAAGCGCCTGACTTGACGGTAATCATTAATAAGATCGGAGCGAAGAAATGAATATCAATATTGCGATAGTCATGACTCTGGCCATCTTTGCTGAAACCATCGTGGAGTGGATTCTATGAACGAAGTCGAAACGCTAACCAAGGAATGGACGATTGCCAAAATGGAAGAAGCAGCAGCAACGTCCTACCGTCGTGAGATTGAAGACAAGCTGACTAAGCATTTCAAGGTGGCTGAATCATTTGAAGGCACCCAAAACCGCGAGGTCGGCCAGTACGTCGTCAAGATCGAAGGCCGTATGAACCGCAAGATCAACGCCGACAAGTTACAGGAACTGGCGGCTGCAAACGGACTTGAGGCGCATTTAAGTAGTTTGTTTCGTTGGAAACCTGAGATTGCTTCGGCAGCTTGGAAAGCAGCAGATGAAAGTATTACTAAACCTTTGCTCGGCGCTATTACCACAACGCCAGGCAGACCAACATTTACTATCACCATGATCGGAGAAGAATAATGGCTTTTTTAGACCAAACCTTTGAAGCAGATGCAATGCCAGTTAGCGACAAATCCTACGAGCCGCTGCCAGCGGGTTGGTACACGGCCAGCATCACGGCTGCGGAGTTGAAAAACACCAAGGCAGGAACTGGCCAGTACATTGCGATTCGCTACGACATCATTGGCCCGAGCCATCAGGGCAGAATTGTCTTTGGCAACTTGAACATTCGTAACCCTAACCCAAAGGCCGAGGAAATTGGTCGCCAGCAATTAGGCGAAGTCATGCGCGCTATTGGTATAGCCAAGGTTGCCGACACAGATGAGCTGATTGGTGGCCAACTGTCGATCAAGGTGGATATTCGTTCAAGCGAGCAGTACGGCGACCAGAACGAAGTCAAAGGCTTTAAAGCCATTGCTGGCTCAACGCCACCCGCACCAGTAGCAAAGGCTGCGGCAACCGGTAAGGCTGCGCCACCTTGGCAGAAGAAGTAAGCAAAAAAAGGGCAGGGTTTGACCCCTGCCCAACTAGTCCACACGAAGGAGAATCGGAATCATGAAAATTCCAGAGCCAGAATACAGCATCACCAACCTGATTGACAAGCACCACGAAAGCCGTCAGGAGCCGCCACGGCCACACTTGGGCGCATCAACGCTGGGTCACGCTTGCGACCGTTGGTTATGGCTGTCGTTTCGTTGGGCAGTCCAACAAACCTTTGACGGTCGTGTTTTGCGAATGTTTCGCCGAGGCAATCTTGAGGAAGCGCAAATCGTTAGCGACCTTCGTGCCATTGGTATTGACATCCAACGCACGACCGGCAACCAATCCAGAGTTACCTTTGGCTCGCACGTATCCGGTAGCTTAGACGGTGTAATCAAATCAGGTGTGCCAGGCGCACCGAAGACCGAACACGTAGCCGAATTTAAAACCCATAGCTTAAAGTCGTTTAACGATGTGGAAAAGAAGGGTGTCGAAGAATCTAAGCCAGAGCATTTTATCCAAATGCAGACTTACATGGCTGGTACTGAGATTGATCGAGCGTTGTACGTGGCCGTTTGCAAGGATGATGACCGCATCTACACTGAGCGAGTGAAGTTTGATAAAGACGTTGCTGAGAAGGCCATAGCGCGAGGCAAGCGCATTGCTTTGTCTGATCGTATGCCAGAACCATTATCAGCCGACCCAACGTG